TGGGCCCCCCCGCCGCGCCCCCCCCCGCCCGGAGCCCCCCCCGCCGATCCGACCGCGCGCCAGCCAGTAGGTCGTGCCCGAGGCGTTCTCGGTCCACAGCACCACCGCATGCGCCGGCAGGTTAAAGGTCTGGTCCACCTTGGGGATGGCTGCCAGCAGATCACGGACAAGGAAGGTGCCCTGCGCCGCCTCACCGTTGGCGAAGCGCATCGGCAGCGAGGTGAGCGGTGCCCCAGTGCTCGATCCGAAGGTCGGGGCATACGAGGTGAAGTCGGTATCGGCAGCGCCGGCCGCTCCGCCGCGCTTGACCAGCAGCGTATAGCCCATCAGATGATGAAGCCGCCGGGCCCGCCGGGCCCGCCCGTTGCGATATGGGCGCTGGTCAGCGAGCGCACCACGTCGCTCACCGATACGCTGGTGTAGGCGTTGACCGTCACGCTCGGGCTGAAGTTCTTGGCGGCGATGCGCGCGGTGTGCGCGGCCGTGGCGTAGTCAGCTCCAGCGATGTTGCGCAGATGCGGCGCGATGCCGGCCACCGTGGCCCGTGCGGTGCCCATCGCGGCACGCGCAGCGGTCACCCCGGCGTTGCGCGTGGCAGCGATGATCGCGGCCGCACGGTGCGCCTGGTGGCCGTCGGTACGATTGTCGGCAGCCAGAGAGGCTGCTGAGGCGCGGTTGATTGCGGTGCGCGCCTTGGCATCCTCGGCGCTGGTGACGCCGATCAGCTTCTCAAGGCTGGCGATGGTCTGCTGCGAATGGGCGGCGGCGGCGATGTTGCCGTTGTTGAGGTAGTAGCGCTCCACGTCGCGCAGCTCGGCGATATGCCGGCTGATCTCGCCCATGATGGCCGGCGCCTTCGGATTGGCGGCCTGGCGGAAGATTGCCAGCGCCTGCTCGCCGAATGGATCCGTCCCGGTACGTGCACCCTGCTCGAGCAGCGGAGCGCGACCCTTCGGCCCCATGTTGGGAGTGAAGCCCAGGTTCCTGAGCGTCTGTGTCAGCGTGGTGGCCGCGTTCTCAGCCACGGACTGCGCCTGGGCGCCCTTGAAGTGAGCCGCACTGGCGGGGTCGCCCGATCCGGCGGTAGAGGTATTGGTCTTGATGAGCTTTAGGACATCAGTGCCCTGGTCGATCTTGTATCCCAGCTCGGCCAGCTTCTTGGTAGCCGCCTGCTGCTCCGCAAGGCTATAAGCGAAGCCATGCTTGATGGCAGCCTGCTGGAATACCTCACCGCCAGCCGCAAACTTGGCCGCACCCATCTCACGATCAGTCAGGCCGACCTTCTTCAGGGTGTTGTTGAGGTCTTGATACTGCTGCGCGACGTTGCCTGATACCGCCACACCACCAGCGAGACCCAGTGACGCAAGCACACCAGCTCCCACCGCCGTTGCGAAGCCAGCGACGGTCAAGCCTCCGAGCACCTTTTCGCCCATGCCCAATACGCCGCCTGCTCCCCCGCCGCCGGTCACATCCGCCACGAACAACGGCGTGAGGGGCGAGTTGCCGCGCTGGAAGATCATCTTGCCGAGGCCACCTGCCAAGCCTGCCAGGCCCTTGACCAGATCGACCGCCGAGAAGCCGAACAGGAACTTCACCGTCTTGTTGGCAATGAAGCCGGTCAGCAGCAGGTCGCGCAGCGGCTTGGGGATCATGCCCCAACCCTTGGAGATGGCCCCGAACACGGTGGTGATGGTGCCCACCGCCGACTTGGCCACGCCGATGGCGCTGCGGGTGAAGCTCACCAGATCCGACTGGTGCGAGGCGATCCACGTCCCGATCTCCCCCAGCGCATCGGTGATCGAGGGCAGCAGCTCGTCCCCGATCAGGATCAGCGTCGAGCTGACGGTGGCCTTGAACTTGTCGAACTTGAAGCCGGCATCCCGCGTGGTGGCTTCCCACGCCTGCCCGAATGCGCCGGTTGAGCGGTTGACCTGATCCTGGATGACCTTGAACTTCTCGAGCGATCCGAGCAGGGTCAGGATCGCGCTGCTCGATCGTCCGCCGCCGAAGGCTCTCGAGATGAGCGCCGCCTGTTCGGTCAGTGATAGTCCCGACTTGTCGAGATGCGTCTTGAGGTCTGCGACGGCGGCCAGGATGCCGCCCGGCCCGCGCATGTCGTTCGCCAACTGGTTGCCGGAGATGCCGATCAACTTCAGCTCCTTGGCAGCCTTGGATGTTGGGGCGCCCAGCAGCGAGATGGTCATGCGCAGGCGAGTCGCCGCGTCGATGGCCGGGATGCCCTGGTTGGTCATGTCCGCCAGAGCGGCACCCACCGACTGAATCGAGATGCCGAAGGCCTTGGCGCTCGACAGGATGCCGGTGCTGAACGCATCGGCCAAATCCTGCATGCGCATGTTTCCGGAGCCGACCACTCCGTTGAGCACGCCCATCGCCTCGGACATGCTGCTCACGCCCTTGACGCCGGAGTTCACCGAGGCAATCAGCGCGTTGGTCACCGATTCGAGGTCAGCGTTGCCGACCTTGGCGCCCTGCGCCGCGATCTTCAGCAGCTCGAGCGCCTTGGCGCCGCGTAAGCCGGCGGACTCGACGTGGAACAGTCCGGCAGCCAGCTCCTCCGGCGTGGTGCCGACTGCAGGTGCCAGCGCCAGCACAGACTTGGTAAGCGCCGCCACTTCGGACTGCGAGGCGCCTGCCTGGGTATGCACCAGCTCCATGGCATCGCCGAAGTGCTGCGCCTGGCTGACGGCGCTGCTCAGGCCGGCTGCCAGCCCGATAACGCCCCCGGTGCCGGCCAGTAGCCCGATGCCACCGGCCAGTTGGCCGACGCGGCCCTTGAGCGTGCCGAATGCCCCGCTCGCCCCGGCCGCCACCCCCGACAAGCGGCCCAGACGCCCTTGAGCGGAGGACGTGGCGGCATTCAGCCCGCTCAGCTCACCGCGTGCCTTGGCCAATCCGCCAGACAGGCGATCCTTGAGATCCAGCTCGGTGACGAGGCGTGCGGTCTCGGCGAGGGCCATCAGTCGTAGGTCTGCAGCGAGGACTGCATGCGCTCGATCTCCTGCGCCTCGTGGAGCTCCTGCGCCTCGCGGCCCGGCTTGCCGACGTGCTCCTCATCGAGCAGGCGCATCAGCGCGAAGCCCTGCGCCCAGTCGAGCTCGCGGACGGCGAGGCCGTAGCGGTGGATGAGGATCGTTCCGACCGCTTGCGCGGACCAGCCGGGTGCAGTGGTGTCGGAGAGGACGAAGGCTCCGTCTGCCCATTTTTCGAAGGCTTCAGCAGCCGCGCTACTAAAGGGGCGATCACGCTCTGCGAATAGAGCCCGTCAGCCTCCTCTGCGACCAGCCGGCCACCGCGATCCCACGGCAGCGCAGCACGGATATTCTCGGGAGTGACCGGGATCGGACGCCCGTCATCGTCGAGGAAGTTCCAGCCGCTGACCCCCGCGGAGACAAGCGAAAGCCCCAGCTCCTTCTCGAGGCGTGGTAGATCATCGCTGAACGAGGCGATGACGCCATTGGCGGCTAGGCCACCATCGAGAGAGAGCTGGGGTGCCAGGTAAACGAAGTCGCCGTCAGGATGCGGCGAGTTGGCGCACAGGCAATCGCCTACGCGCACGCTGATGGGCTCGGTGCCGTCCAACCGTGACATGCGGGGAACCTCATACGAAATGGGTTCCCGGTCATGGGCGGTATAGTGGCGTGGCCGAGGTCTAGATCATACGCCGCCTGTCAAGGTCACAGCGCCGACAGGGTGTTGACGACCGTGGCGTTGAGCGCGTAGCCCAACGTCGGGTCGTAATACCCCCTCCCAACGAGGGTGATGATCGCGTTGTTGTTGTTGTCCTCATCGCCTCGCGTCCGGTAGCGCAGCGGCAGCTTCAGCGAGTTGGAGTACGGCGTCGTGCCGGTGATGATCGTCGGCGAGGTGGTGCGAATCTCGACGAAGCGGTTGACCGCCGAGGTGCTGAACACGTTCTGCGCTTCGGTGATCGCCACGCTCTGCTTGGCGAACTTGATGGTGACCGTGATGATGCGCGGGCCACGGCTGTAGTCGGTGATCGCAAAGCGCGTGTTCGAGCCGTTGGCGAAACGCTTGAGGTCGGTGGTGTTCTGGATGCTGATCGCCACGCTGTGCACCGCGTTGCTGATCTTGGTGGTGCCAATAGTGGCCGCCGTGGCGTTGATGTACAGCTCGCTATCGGTGAGCATCACGCGCTCGGGGTTGGCGTCCACCGTCAGGGCGGCGGTCGGCACCGTGCCCGACAGCGCATGGTTGCCCCAGCCGTTGACGTCGCTAAAGCGCCAGTTGGCGGTAACATCGAACGGTCCCTGGTTGTCCGGCCCCACTAAGTCGAGCTGGTCGATCACGCCATCGAGGCCCTGGGTCCAGTCGGCCGTCACGTCATCGCCGAACTGCCCAGTGGTATAGCCGAAGGGATCTTGGATGACCGACGCGATCTGATAGACCCAGCTCTTGGCGGTGGCCCCGGTGGGCGTCACGCCGCCCTTGAGACCGGCGTTGAACAGGTAGGGCAGGTCGTTGTAGTTCAGGCGGCCGACCATGCTGGCCGTGGCGTCCAGCCCGACGCGGTACGGCGCGATGATCTCGTCGATCGACCCCACGTCGGTGTCATCTTCGGTCCAGTTGGGGTTTGCGACCATCACGCCTCGGTACGGGAGGACGTGCGTGGCAGCGACGGAAGTGCCGAACGCACTCTGACTCCCCACCTGCCACTTTCGGAATCGGGTAACGCCAGGTACGGACATGCCAAGCTCCTTCGGGACTAGCGCCTACCGACCGGCGCTCAAGGTCTGGCGGCTTGACGGGCCACCCCGGCGTCACCTGGAAGCGGCTACAGACCGCCTTCTTGAATGTCGAGCTCGACCGTCACGATGGTCGTCAGGTAGTGGACGACCGATCCCCCGGGGAGCCGAAAAGTTCACCTCTGCATCCGCCGTCGACAGCCGGGTGATGACCCCGTTGCCCTGGTGCGCGTTGTTGGCGAGGTACGAGATGAACGCATCGGTCAGCACGTCCTGAGCGTCCATCGTCTCAGCGTTGTCGTACTCGCCCTGCACCAGCACCAGATCGACCTGCGGCAGGCGCGTGACGATCGACATGTCGAGGGTGATGGTCGGCTCGTGCCAGTCACCGATGAAGGCGCACGGCGGGTGCAGCGTCTTCGGCCGCGCCCGGTAGACCTGGTTGAGCAGCGTCGGGTTGGCTGCCAGGAAGCTGGAGAGCAGCGTGTTGAGCGCCACGCGCGCATCGGCACGGTAGGTGGTTGCGACAGTCATGCCGCTTCGTTCCAGATGCGGATCACCGACTCGGCGAGGTTCATCTTGCCGGCCGCCGCGACTGCGCCACGCTGCGCCCAGTGGATGCCCTTGGTGCCGGGATGTCGCACGCGCTTGGCGAAGATCACCGACCCGCCCTTGCGCGGGCTGCCCGACAGCCGCCGATTGGCCCCGACTGCGAAGCGCAGCACCTTGGCGTTCACCGGAAGGATGTCGTGCGCCCGCGTGCCGTACTCGGTGTACGCCGCGTAGTTGGCGCTGGCGACGATGGTGGCCTTTGTGGCGCTCACCGCTTCGATGTGAATGCTGCGACCCAGGTTGCCGGTCTTGCGCGGCACCAGCAGCTTCTGCTCGCGCACCACCGACAGGGCCAGGCTGCGCAGGAACTGCTGCGGGCGACCGATGGCCGTCAGGCGCGACTCAAGCTGCCCTGCTCCGATCAGCATCAGATGACCACCACGGATTCGCGCAGCGTCCAGGTGGAGATGAACTGCTGCACCTCGGGCGGCATGTGTGACACGTCGCTGATCGCCCCACCGGAGGACTGGATGACGTTGCTCAGCACCGCGTCCGGGCGCACCGTGTACCACGCTGCCAGCACCTTGCTGGCATGCAGCAGCTCATCGGGGTAGACGAGCCAGCCCCAGTCGCCAGTGATGGCGAAGTCGTTGGGAATGCTGCCGTAGTTGTTCTCGCGCGCCTGCCACTTCCAGCTGTCCATGTTGCGGTCGAACCACTCGGGGTTGGCGCGGTAGTCGATACGGCTGAACTGGCGCAGCTGGATGGCGGTATAGATGCCGTCCTGCATCTGGTCGGGGATCAGCCAGTACGAGGCGCCGGCGGTGAGCGCTGCGGTCTGCAGCGTGATGCTGGTGGCCGTGCGCAGGTCGGGGATGACCATCATCGCCCGCCCCTCGGAGGTGAACGTCTTGGTCACGCCGGTCTGCGGCTCGAACTGGCGCCCGGTGGTGCGCTGCAGGAACGATGAGGCGACGCGGATGTTGGAGCCGATCAGCCCATCGGAGTACGTCCCGGTGGTGCCAGTGACGTTGAGATAGCCCCTCACGTCCGCGATGGATACGAATGCGGTCATGCGGCTACCTCTGGCGCTACGGCGGAATGGATGCAGGTCGACGAACTGCCGCGCGGCGGCGTCCCAGCGGAACGATGAGCGGATGTGCGGCGGACCCTTGCGCCCGAGTTCCTGGCGCTTGGTCTGATGGGTCATCAGGTGCTCGCAGGCTCGCCCGAATGCCTGCTCTTCGACCGCCCACCAGAAGTGGTTGTACTCGTTGTCGATGAGCCCGCCCTCTTCCACCACCACGCCTGCCGGGCCGATGACTTCGGGCACCGCCGAGTGCCCTGCGCCCACGACGGGGACTCCGCAGGCCAGGGCCTCGGCGATGGTCAGCCCGAATCCCTCGGCACTCACCGAGGCGTACAGGTCGGCGGCGTTGTACAGGCTCACCAGCAGCTCGCGCGATAGCTGGAAGCCCAGATTGGTGAACAGCAGCTGGTTGCGCATCTGCGGCGGGTACTTGCTGATCTCGTCGCGCAGGTCGCCGCCCTGGTCGGTGATCATGCAGTGCATCACCAACGCCCAGTCGGGATGCGCGGCCAGCGCCGGCGCCAACGCACGGATCAGGCTCGGGTAGCGCTTGCGCGGCATCAGGCGGTCGGTGCGCAGGATCCAGTGCCGCGGGATGCGCTCGACACCGTTCGCCTCAGCGAGCATGCCGACCCACGCCTGCTTGCACTCGTCGCGGCTGGTGAGCTTGAGCGGCTGCAGGTCCGGCACCTTGAGGATCACCGGACGCTTGGAGCTGACCGGGTAGAAGGCGTCGGCGTTGACGCCGTGATAGACCATCGGCGGCTCGTAGCCGACCACCTGCTGTATCTGCTGCGCCCCGAAGCGGCTCATGGCGATCGGCTTGGCGATCTTCCAGAACTCGCCCCAGCGGCGGGGCAACCCGACGCCCTCGATGGGAACGTAGTGGAACAGCGGTACGTCCCCCACCGTGCCGAGGATGCGCCGCGCCGAATGGAAGTCACCCAGCACCACCGAGGCATCCGGCTTCCAGTCGCCCATCGGCGAGCCGTTGTGCATCTTGACCTTGGAGGTGCCGTCGAACAATGCACCCAGACCGGCTGTCAGGCCCGCTACGCCCGCCTGCCCCGTCCGGGCGTCCCTTGCCACCACGAAGGTCGTCAGGTCCACCGTGCGGCTGCTGAACGGCTCGACCAGATCGGCGCCCAGATCGTTCTGCGACACGAAGCGCACGTCCTCGCCGAGAGCCAGCAGGGCGCTGCCCAGATCGGTGGTCACCGTGCCGAATCCGGTCGGAGCAAGGTCGCCGAAGAACAGGATGCGGCTCATGCCAGCAGCGCCCGGATCTGCTCGGCCTCGGCCGCATAGTCGACGCAGGCATCGAACCGCTCACGGATGGCGACGCACATTGCCGCATGATCTGCAGCGCTGATCTCGCGGACGATGCGGCAGGCGTCTTCGAGCGAGTGGCGGTCGAGGTCGATGCAGGTCACACCGTCCTCCCAGAACGGCCCTGCCACCTTGCCGGCGTAGTGCGAGCCGTGACCGATCAGCGGGCGCCCCACGGCAGCCCAGTTGTGGATCACATGCCCGAAGCCGTCGCCGGTCACCTTGTCATGCCAGCCCCAGCCGGCGTCTGCCATCAGGTACGGCGATGCGAGCCGTCGGCTTGATGTTGCCATCAGGTCCGTCGATGCCATGGATGCGCCACTCGAAGTCGGTCAGCAGCTCGCGCGCGGCGACCAGGTAGGGGTAGCACGGCAGGCGGTCCATGCAGTTGACGAACGAGGCGATCTGACGCGTACCCTGCGGCTCCCGGTAGCGGAAAGCCTGCAGGTCGAACTCCTGGTGATACTGAATCCCCCGCCCGACGATCGGCATCTCGGACGAGTTGAGCACCAGCGGGTCGAACTGCCACGCCACCTCTTGATTGGTGTTGCCCACCTGGATGACGAACCTGGCACCCGTCTTCTCGGCGAAGGCGCGATAGCCGTTGTAGTTGTCAGGCACGCTGGCGATCACGTAATCCCACGGCAGGTCGAGCGCCTCCTCGACCTCGATGACGCGGTGCTTACGCTGCGGGTGCGCGTCGTCGCGCTCGACGTTGGCGCGGGTCAGGAACTGGCGAGCCAGTCGATCATCGCCCCACGTCGCACGTCCAAAGCCCCAGTACCAGCGCTCCCACCAGCCCATGCCCACCGGCAGGTAGCACTCAATCCCGAGCCGATCTTCGAGCAGCAGGTGCAGCGATTCGACGAGGTCAGCGTGGTGGTAATCGAGCAGCGCCCTCACGATATACCCAGCCATGCCGCTATCGAGGCGACGAACAAGATGCCGCCCATCGCAACGACCATTCCGAATCCCACCCTGCTCAGCCACTCATCGTTCGAGAGATGCTTGGCGGAGTGCATGAACCCAAACAGAATGGCTCCGGCCACGATGATCATCAGGAGGCCGCTCATGCCAGATAGGCCGTCCACTCGGCCTTGATCTTGTCCTTGCCGAACAGCTCGATCGCGTGCTCGCGTGCCAGGCGACTGAGCTCCGCTGCCACTTCGGGAAGGGCCAAAAGGCCACGCAGAATGCTGTACGCCTCCGCAGGCCTATCGGTCCACATGCGCGCGATCTGGTGCCCCTCGAACATCTTGCCGACGTAGGGGAACAGCTGCATGTGCTCCGGCCCGATGGACACGACCGGCACGCCGGTCATCATCGCCTCGATCAGCCCGAGGGTGTAGGACGCCGGCTGGGTACCCGGTGTACAGGTAGCAGCGGATGCGGCGCAGGTAGGCCTGCATCTCATGGTAGTCAAGTGAGCCGAGCCCGCCGATGGCGTTCGAGCCGGGGCCGGCCGGCAGGGTAGGCAGCCCTTCGGTGGCGTCGCGCCAGAAGCCGAAGTTGGTATACGGGTCGCGCTGCAGCAGCTGCTGAGTGACGTTGCCGACCACGGCATCTTCGCCGGTCCAGCCGTACCACTCATCGGGGTCTTTGTAGAAGCGGATCAGCGCATCCTGCCCGGCGAAGTTGGGGATGTTCCGTTCCTTGGGCGAGTAGCGCACGATCTCCATGCCCTCGCGGTGGAACTGCTGCGCGTCCCGCTCGTTGCCATCCACTGACTGCCCGACGGTGCGCCAGATGACCCGCCGATTCGGATCGCCGCGCAACCAGTCCGCGATACGCGGCCACTGCCCATACAGACGATGCAGGTAGTGGTGGTAGATGATCGTGTCGGCCCAGTCGAGCACCGCGTCAGGGATGAGTTCCTGCGCCGCTGCCAGATTGTCGGGCGCGCCGATGCCATCCACCGCATCCTTGACGGCCTGCACCATCGGCACCTCGGGCAGCGCCGGACGCTTGTCATCGTGCGGGTGCGCCGGGTCGATGTAGCCGCCGAGACGTGACGACCTCGTGGCCGATCTCGTGCAGCAGGCGCAGCTGGTCGTATTCCTCGATGGAGTGCGAGAGAGCCAGAACGATGCGCCTCATCACCAGCTCCAGCCGATGGTGGAGATGACTATGCTCGCGGCAAGCAGGATGAGGGCGATCAAGAGCAGCGGGGCCAACACGGCGAATACAACGAACACGACCAGGAACGCCCAGAACGCTGCGATGGCTATCAGGACGTGAAGGACTCGACCACTCATCGCAGCACCGCCACGAAGCCGCCCGGTCCTGCGTCTGGACCGCTGAAGGTCACCTCGTGAGTCGGCGTCAGCAGGGCCAGGAAGTCAGCCTGGGTGCGTCCCTCGGTTGGGTGCCACTCGCCATGGATGCGCTTCACGCGATCGAGCGAGGTCGGACTGCCACGCTTCCGCGCCGGGCCGCGCAGGAAGTCCCACTCGCAGCCCTCGCAGTCGATCTTGAGGAAGTCCAGCGCGCCGAAGCTCTGCAGGCTGCGACAGGCAATCTCAACGGTATCGTGATCGGTGATTGCGGTCGTATCGCGCAGCAGCGTCGAGTTGCCGACGAAGGCGTGATGCAGTGCGCTCTCCGAGCCGCGGTAGCCGAAGTGCACCTGCGCCGTCGTCTGGCGCGGCTTGCAGGCGGCGCCCTCGATGACCGTGATCCAGTCGTCGAGGCCGTTGAGCTTGACGTTCTGGCGCGTCAGCTCGGCGTTGGCCGGCACCGCTTCGAGGGCGAGCACTTCGAGGTCCGGGTTATCCATCGCCAGCGCGATGGCCACGGCACCGATGTAGGCGCCCACGTCGAGTGCCCTGCCGCTCAGGCGCAGGTCGCGCAGCTCGTACTCGTCCTCGTTGAGGCACGAGTTGGCAGTGTTGTAGTCGTTGGTGCCGTCACGGATGCGCAGCTGCACCGCGATGCCGCGCGGCGTGAGGAATCCGACGGTTGAGAGGTCGTACATCACCACAACGCCTCAGCATCGAACGACTCGACATCTGACTCGCGGAAGCGGTACTCGCCGCCGTTGTAGTGAGAGGCGGCAAGGCTGATAAGTAAGTCGGTTCGCGCCTGGCTGGGCAGATCGTCGTACTGGGAACCCCAGCGATCCTGCTCGTATTCGGTATCGCTGAAGTGGGGGCACTTCAGGTGATACGAATGCCCGGGCTTGCCGGTCCCGACGCCGTACCCAGGCGTTTCGCGGAACCAGCGGATCTCCGAACCGCATCGGGCGCAGAAGCGCATCCGAGTCGGTGGCAGCATGTTCCAGCGGTCGAATAACTTCTGGATGTACCCCTCATCTGGACCTCGCCGCCCGTAGTACTCGCGCTCGGCAAATCGCTTACGTAGGAGTTTCATTCTGGTCACCTCAGATATGGGTGCCCCGCCTGACCGGAGGCAGGTGACGCAACCGGCCAGGCGGGACATGGGAAGGCCGGCTCGGCGGCCTGGTCGAATCAGCCCTGCTGCTCCTGCTGCTGGACCAGCGCGTCGCGCCGCTCTTCGGCAGTCGCGTTCGGGTCTGTGGCTGGGTTGTGCTCGGGAGCGGGAGGCGGCTCAGGCGGTGCGGGCTGCACCGACTCGCTGGTGAGCGCCTTCGACTTGGTGGTCGTCTTCTTGGTTGCCATGTGCGCTCCTTCGGGGTATGGGAGGTGGCCGCTGTAGGTGCGGCCAGTCCTGCCTGATGTCCCACGGCAAGGGGGGGTCCCTGCAGCCGAAGCCGCAAGCTCAAATCACGGGACGAAGTTCGTCACCCGCTGGAACATGCCCGACGCGACGTAGGGATCAGCGTTGAAGCCGATCTCCTCCTCACCGCGGAAGCCGGTCAGGTTCGCGTCCCAGCGAGTGTTGGCCTCGCTGCTGGTGTCGATGCGGTAGTCGTCACCGATGAACAGCTGCGCGCTGCCGAACTCGCCGACCACCATCGAGTCGGTCGGCATGTTCGGATCGGGGATCACGCGGATACCGAACACGCGCAGGCTCTGCACTCCGGTGTCGATGCCGGCCGGGCCGGTATCGGGACCGAAGAAGAAGCCGGCCTGATCGGTACCTTGCGAGAGCATGGTGTAGAAGTCACCAGCATTGACCACCGCCGTGTCCGGCACCCGGGAGCGGTTGGCCAGTGTGCCTGCCGCGCCTGCGATGGCGACTGCCGAAGAACCGGCAAGCGTGGTCGCTGAAGCGGTGAAGGCCGGGGTGTTGACGAACGTTCCCGTTGCGGTGCCGAGCGAGGTCAGGATGCCCTTCGGCTCCGAAATTCCCGAGCCGTGCAGGATGTAGTACGCCTCGCCGAGCGCCCATCCACGGCTGAGCCGCGAACGGACGAGCTGCTCAGCCGCGCCCGTCGAGTGACGGAGCAGCTGGTTCGACACGTCGAAGATCTGTGCCAGGGTGTACAGCGTGGCGGTGTAGTTCGCCAGGCTGAATCCCAGGTTGGTCTTCGTCGCGCCTTCTGCCACGATCTGCGCCCGCGTTGGCACCGGTCCTTCGGTCGGCACCTGGATCGTCAGGGTGCGCACGCCAGTGATGACCTGCATGACCTGCCGATAGATGTTCTTGGCGGTCGCCGCCAGGATCACATCGGTGACCAGTGCGTTGGGGATCAGGTAGCCGGCGCCTGCGCCCGTGCTCGAGGTGAGCGTGGCCTTGGCGCTGGTTCCGTCCGCGCGCTGCTCGATCGGAGTCAGCACTCCGCCGGTATTGCTCGCTGACTCGGAAGGCAGCGAGCCCATCGCCTGCAGGTTGGCCTTGGCCTGGCGTCGCGTGTCCGGGTCATCTGCCGAACGCAGGTTGACCAGGTTGACGATCAGGCTCTCGAGGTTGGCGGCCGGCTCGCGGTCGGCGAACTGCATACCATTCCCGATGATGCTGGCCTTGGATGGGTAACGGGTCGATGCCGCCAGTTCCCGCATCTCTGCGAGTTGAGCGTCCATCGCTTCGCGCGCCTTCGCATCTTCACGCTCGGCGTGAATCTCGTTCAGTCGCGGCTTGATCTCGCCGTCAAGCTCGGCCTTGATGTCAGCGGCAGTCCGGTTGCCCGCGGCAACCTCCTTCTGCAGCTCACCTGCGCGCGCCATGAGCTGTCCGATCTGGTCGGTCAGCTCCTCGCTCGCAAGAGCCATGGTGGGGTTTCCCTTTCGTGGGAAGGCCCCGCGCGGTCACCTCATGCGGGTGGGGTGGTGCCGGCCATCGCATCCAAGGTCTCCTGGATGGTTGCCAGCGCTTCTCGGAGTCGCCGCTCGTTAGCGGCGGACAGCACCCGCCCAGCCTTTGCCACCTCATCGCTCCTGCCGGAGGTCAGAGCCAGGTCAGCGCCGAGGAGGTCAAGATCGTCGAGCCACGCCTGGAAGGTGGGACTCAACGGGATGTCGGCTGAATGAAAGTCCTCGATGACCGCCTTGGCGGACTTCGCAACGGACAGTGAGTTCTGCGGTGAGGTGGTGAGCGTCTGCTCGACATAGGGCCAGACCATGATCTCCCCGGTCGGCGCCGCCTTCTTGAGGTAGGCGATGGTGCCCGAGCTGCCGTACAGCGGAGACTTGGAGGCGAGCTGCTTGATGAGCGCCGCGCGACGCGTGCCGTGCTCCATCCAGACATCGACCCACCAGCCGTCGTCTTCGAGGGTCAGGTTGTCGGCCTTACCCACGGCGGTATCGGCCATCAGCGCATCGCTGCCGTGATGCCATAGCACCGGGCGCGCGCTGAACCAGTCGGCCTTGATGTCGGTGCGCTTGCTGAAGTACTCGCCGTCGAGATCGCGCCCGTGCAGCGGCCCACCGAACGGGATCGCCAGCAGCCGGAAGTGGTCACCGTCGATCTTGGCCTTCATCTCGGTGAGTGGTGCCTGTGCGTCCATGCGTGCTCCTATGC